GCCCCCCCCCCCCCCCCCCAAGGTACCCTATGGGCAGTTTGCTTACGTAACGGCATCCGCGGTTTTTGCGCCCCCCCTTTCTCGCCGTGGTGCCATCGATTCACCCTTTACCAAGTTTTCCACGGTTCATGGGCAAATTTCAAAAATTATCGGCCCTTTTTCCCTATTAGGCGGATTAAGGTACCCTATCCACCCCCGTATTCGAATAAAATTGGTTAAGGTACCCCGTTGCCCCCTATATGGATTTTTGGTATGGGTGGTGTAGTGTGGGAGTGTTCCGATGCCTGAAGATACTGGTGTAGCGCAATTATTGGCCGAGCGCCGTGCGGCCCGTGAGGCAGAAGTTGCTGCAAGGGCAGCGGCCCCCCCAAAATCTGCTAAAGATTATTTTGCTTCGGGGTTAACCCCTAACGATATGAATGAGCTTCAGTTGTTTAATCAGAAGCCGTTATCTCCTGAAGAGTTTTATTCTAGGCCCAACCAGATAACTGAGGACGATATAGCTATTGCCCGTATGGAGGCTGAAGCCCCGCGTGAGTACACTTTGGATAATGCGTGGCAAAGGTATAAGGATATGGTGCATAATTCCCGTATGGCTGTGCAGGATTATGCTAAACGTTTTGTTGCTGCCCCTGTAGATACTGTTAAGCAAACCGCAGTTGATGCAGCAACGGGTGTGTATGATACGGTTACTTATCCGGGAAGATTGTTGCAGGGGGATATTCCTTATGTGATTGACCCTGTAACGGGCAGGGTTAGCCCGGAGGGCCAAAATCAATTTGTGGTTAATGCTCTTGGGATGATGGGCGGTGCTGGTAGTATAGCAAGCCCTCCTGGAGGCCTTGGCAGTTTCTTTGGCAAAGGTTCATTGCGCCCGCAGCAGTTAGATCTTGCACATGCCCGTGAGCAAATGCGTTTGAATGGTATTATGTCCGACCCTAACTCTACTACAGATGAAATCCTTGCTGCCTACAATCAACGAAACAAAATGGGCCTTTATGCAAAGGGCGGTAAAAATGCGTTTGACGTTGCCGAGCAAAATCCTGATATGTCTCCCGACGAGTTGTACAAGGCAACAGGAGTAACACGTTTGCCAGAGGGCACTTTGCTAGGTGAAATAAGTGATAAAGGTGCGGGTTGGAAACCTGATTTTGTAAAAAAACTGGTTGTCGATAACTCTCCACCTAAAATTTTAATCCCTGATTATGCTACTGCTGCTGTGCAACAGCTTAACGATATTTATGTTCGAGATGGGAATTTAGATTCTGTTAGGTTCCGAGACTCTAAACCTAAATCTGACATTACCCAAACATACAATTTGTCAGATGAAGAGTTCCTGCGCAAAGTTCGTGTTGATCCGTTGCTGCTTGTGGGCACCCGTGTACAGTTGGATAAACCTGACATTTTGAAACGCCTTGGTGGGTACGGTCATGAAGATGTGGAGGACATAATGGATATTTCCCCTGATGAACTTCCACAGGCGTTACAGGAAAAATATGCGTTGGGTGAGCTCAGCCCTATCGACGGTACGGTTATAACAAAGGCAGAGTATGATAGAGCCGTTGAAGACTATGTTGTTAAAAATTTTAAGAAAGACTATAATGCGAATCCTAAAAGTTATGGTGATTATGCTGTTCAACTTGCCCGTATTAAAGATGATCCAGGAGCATATCTTGACGTTTGGGGGAAACCCTCTGATGTTTTGAAATCTATAGGTGGCACAGGTAAAGAGTACCTTAACGAAAATCGTTCCCGCAGGGGTAATGACATAGTTGCCGTACTGGATAATTCTAAGGAATCCAAGTTGCGTGAAGAGTTTTCTAAAAAAGGAATGCCCGCAACAAAGTTAGGTGACATGTATAATCACCCTGAATTGTTCAAGGCTTATCCGGAGTTAGAAAATATTAAGGTTGAAATTGAGGGATCTGAAACACCAAGTCCTCCTGATTTACCGGATAGAAACGGTAGAAAAACGTACAGTGCTTATTGGGACACGGTTACCAATAAAATTGTTTTTGCAAACGCAAGCTCTGCTAAAGATTTTTTTTCAAACCCATATAAGGCAGGGTCTATGATACATGAACTTGATCACGCAATTTCAGAACTAGAAAGTAAGGCTGGGTTTATTAAACCAAAAGGGGCTAATTCAACGAGATTTAAAAAAACCCCTCTTGACTTTGTTAGATTAAGGTTGAATATATTGAGAGATGAAACAGACATCGCTGCTTTGCAAAATTTACCTCAGTTAGGGGCAAAGGAACTCTCTGAAATTAAATTTTTACAGGGCCGAATAAAAGATGCTAAAAAAGAAACAGTCCGTGCTGGTGACGAGGGCGAAGTAGGATACATGTCTTCCCTTGGAGAATTTACGGCTAGGCTTGCTGATATGCGTAAAAACATGTCGGCAGAAGAACTTGCAAGTAACCCACCACCAGTTATCCCTTTTGGAAGTGGTGTTATCCCCGAAGCTGTGAGTAGTCAAAGCTATAGTGACCTTTCAGGAATTTCTTCTTTAACCTTCCCAGATGTTCCTAAGTCAATATTTAATACGAGGGAAGACTACCTGAAAACAATTCCTCGTGAAGGAAATTAATGACCCCCCGCGTAACGATGCCCCCCAATGCCATGCCCGACGAGGTCGCCAAGCGGTTAGCTAAGTTGCTAAAGCGTGGTGCAAGTTTAACGTTGACTGAAAAAGCTAAGGACAGTTTTTTAGATTTTGTTAAGTATGTGTGGCCCGGATTCATAGCGGGTAGGCACCATAAGATTGTAGCCCAGAAGTTTGAAGATATAGCCAATGGCAAAATAAAGCGGTTGATTATTAATATGCCGCCCCGCCATACGAAATCCGAGTTTGCAAGTTACTTGTTCCCTGCTTGGATGATAGGTAGACGCCCAGACTTAAAGATTATGCAAGCAACCCATACCGCTGACCTAAGTATAAGGTTTGGGCGTAAAGTTAAGAACCTTATGGAAACTGACGAGTACCAGAAGGTGTTCGGGGTTAAGTTGCGTAGTGATAGTAAGGCTGCCTATAGGTGGGAAACTGATGGTGGCGGTGAGTATTACGCTGCGGGTGTTGGCGGTAATATCGCGGGCCGTGGTGCAGATTTGTTTATTATTGATGACCCCCACTCCGAGCAGGATGCAATGAGCCCCGCTGCGTTAGAGGGCGCATGGGAATGGTACCAAGGTGGCCCGCGCCAACGGCTCCAGCCGGGAGCAGCGATTGTTTTGGTTATGACGCGTTGGTCAGAGTTGGATTTAACAGCAAAGTTACTTAAGCAAAGTGCCATGGATATAAAGGCCGATAAGTGGGAAATGATTGAGTTCCCTGCTATATTGGAAAGTGGCAAGCCACTGTGGCCTGAGTACTGGAAGTTGGAGGAGTTAGAAAGTGTAAAGGCCAGTATCCAACTGCAAAAGTGGCAAGCGCAATATATGCAGCAGCCGACAGCGGATATGAGTAGTATTATTAAGCGTGGTTGGTGGAATATATGGCAGCAAGAAAAAATACCGAAGTTGCAGTATGTGATGCAAACCTACGATACTGCCTTTTTGAAAAGCCAGACCGCCGATTTTAGTGCGATACAAACGTGGGGTGTGTTTTATCCCTCAGAGGATAAATCTGCCAATGTGATATTATTGGATGCCAAAAAGGGTAGGTGGGAATTCCCTGAACTTAAGCGTGTAGCTTTGGAAGAGTATCAGTATTGGGAACCCGACACAGTGCTAATCGAGAGTAAGGCGGCGGGTTTGCCTTTGACTCAAGAGTTGCGGGCCTCGGGTATACCTGTAGTTAATTTTAGCCCAAGTAGGGGTAATGATAAGATAAGCAGGGTGAATGCTGTTGCCCCGTTGTTTGAAAGTGGTATGGTTTGGGCACCCGAAGCCAGTTGGGCCGAGGAAGTAATTGAAGAGTGCGCGGCCTTTCCATTTGGCGAGCATGATGATATGGTTGACGCCATGACGCAAGCATTGATGCGTTTTCGGCAGGGCGGGTTCATTACACATCCGGAAGACTACGTTGATGATAGCGTAGGTTTACCACAAAGTAGGGTATATTACTGATGGCAATCAATCCTTATAACAATATTGATGGCGCGTTGATGCAGTTGCCCGAAGACCCTTATGCCAATATTGATGGTGCCCTACCTGATAATATCGAAATCGTAGACGACCAAACTGCTGAGGCTCTTCCCCCTGAAGACCTTATGGGCATGGAAGACAGTTCTGTTGAAATGACAGAGGACGGTGGTGCAGTTGTAACGTTAGGTCCGCAACCAACAGACATCGATAGTATAGGGTTTGGCGATAACCTTGCTGTAGGTATGGATGAAAGTGACCTTGGTTTACTGAGCAGTGACCTTTGCCAGTTGATTGAGGATGATGACACAAGCCGTGAAGAATGGCGGAGTTCGTATGAAAAAGGTTTGACCTTGCTTGGTTTAACCTATGAGGATCGTACTGAACCGTTTGCGGGTGCAACAGGTGTAACCCACCCTATTTTAAACGAGGCCGTAACGCAGTTTCAGGCACAGGCGTATAAAGAACTCCTACCTGCGGGGGGTCCGGTGCGTACCCGTGTTGTTGGTATGGTTAACCCTGAAATTCAGGCACAGGCCGACCGCGTTAAAGCCTTTATGAATTATCAGATTACCGAGGTAATGGAAGAGTATGATCCTGAATACGATCAAATGCTCTATTACACTGGTTACGGTGGTAGTACGTTTAAGAAGGTTTATTACGATAGCTATTTGGGTAGGGCAACTAGCGCGGTTATTTTCCCTAAGGATCTTATTGTACCGTACAATGCAAAGGATCTGTTTACAGCCGACCGCGTAACGCACGTAATACGCATAAGTAAGAACGACTTGCGTAGGCAGCAGTTGAACGGTTTTTACCGTGATGTTGAAATCGGTGACCCAACTGAGTACGAAGCTGACGATATTACCCAAAAAGAAGACAAGATCAGGGGCGTTGAGCCGTCTGCAATAAGCGAAGAGTACGTGTTGTACGAGTGCCATTGCAACTGGGAAGTTCCTGGATTTGAAATAATGGATGAAAATGGCGAGCCTTCGGGTTTGCGGTTGCCGTACATTATTACTGTTGAAAAAGGTTCCGGCGAAGTTTTGTCAATTCGTCGAAACTACAGTGAGGAAGACCCTAAGCAGCGTAAGAAGCAATATTTTGTGCATTACAAGATGCTTCCGGGTCTTGGCTTTTACGGGTTTGGTTTGGTGCATTTGCTTGGTAATCTTAGCCGCAGTGCAACAAGCATACTGCGGCAACTAATCGACGCCGGAACCTTAGCTAACCTTCCAGCGGGGTTTAAGG